TTTAAAAATTATAAATTATGAAATATTGGAAACAAGGATTCTATGACGAATACCAGGAAGGTTCGGTAGAAATTACGGAAGAGTATTACAATCAGTTATTAGCTGGGCAGTCTAACGGTTTACTGATAGTTGAAAGTAAGGATGGATACCCAATATTGGTAGAATATGAGTACGACATCGAAGAAGTGCGAAAAATGAAAATGTCTGAAATACAGATATTTGACAAATCGACTAATGTCAATTCTTTTGATTTATTAGGTAAAAGCATGTGGTTAGATAAAAGTACACGTGTTGGATTATTTAACTCAATTTCGATTGAAAAAGAAGCTGGTAAAACAGATACAGTACTGTGGTATGATGCTATAAAGTATATCATTCCAATTTCTGACGCTTTATCAATGCTGAATGAGATTGAAATGTATGCATTAAACTGCTACAATGTGACACAATCTCACATCGCAGCAGTTAGATCATTGCAGACAATTGAGGAAATCGAAAACTATGATTATACGGTCGGTTATCCGGTGAAACTTAGCTTTCCCGGGTAACCAGTCTTGAAATTGTATGCTTCAATTTCTTCTTTTGTCTCTAGCTGTTGAATAGCTTTCGTATGCCTTTGTGTCGTATCATAGCACGCAAGGGCATACAATTCTAGCTGTTGTAATATGTCAATAGCTCTTTCGATTGATAAGACAAACTTTGTATCACCAATCCAGATACTTGTTTCAGATCGTCCGGCTTCTTTCTCAATATTGATTGAGTTCATAAGCCCGACGCGTGTAGACTTGTTTAACCATCCCAATACTCCGTTTATACTGAACTGATTCACTGCTTCAGATGAATCGAACAATCGTAATTCATCAAGTTTTTGCGATCTGGTTTCTTCGATAGTAGCCTCGTGCACAACTAAAATAGGATATCCTTTTTTGCTTTCAGTTATTATCAAGCCGGTAGATTGACCAGCCAGTAACTCTTGATAATATTCATCCGTAATTTCTACCGAACCTTCCTGGTATTCGTCATAGAATCCTTGTTTCCAATATTTCATAATTTATAATTTTTAAAGTTTCCAACGTCCTATTGCAAACCAAGTAAACTGCCAACCTGTCCAAGCTATTTCTCCTCCGCTTGCTATATACCTTGTACCTACTTGAAATGAAGAAATTGTTTTAGTACATAATGTTGGAGCATACACTATAATCTCTGTTGTATTAGCTGATACTCCCGTTAGTTGTACGATATAATTCGTATCATAGAAACTTGTAGGTAGATATAATGAGGAGAATCCTACAGCTCCAGCCTTTACTCCCCACTGGATTAATAGACCATTATTGAACTTAATATATGAATTTTGTCCGAAACTTTGACCAGATGATTGAATTGCATTAGTTCCGAGAGAACTTAGGTGAATTAAACTACATTTTGAGTGATTTCTTTTAATATTTTCCATTTTGATTTATTTCGTGACAATGCTGTTGATGTTGTGTGTAATATATTATTTTATCAATGATTCGTCTATCATTTCCTTACTTTTATGCCTATTATTCAATACATTTCTATTTGACGTTTATATTTTAGGATATAATTCTAAGGACATGATAAGTTTATATAATGGTGATAAGGAAATAAAAATCGAAGTAAAGGATGAAAGCTACTCTTATGAAGCTATCATGGGAGAAGATACACTCACTTTGTATTTTTCTCATCCGGGGTATATTGAAATTCCGGTTGGCTCCTGGTGTGATTTCTACGGAAAACGGTATTCCCTCAAAAAAGACAGCAATTTCAAGAAGAACGGTGAACGTAACTTCGAATACACTCTGATTCTGGAAACTGGGAAGGCTGATGCTATGCTGTGGAAAGTACGTCATACCGTTGACAGAAGCATTAAATTCTCATATACAGCCAAGGCACATGAACACCTACGTCTACTCGTTGAGAACCTGAACCGTCGGAGTACCGGTTGGAAAGTCGGTGATTGCATTGAGGGAACGGAAAAAGTAATCAACTACAATCACACCTATATTCTTGATGCTTTCAATCAACTTGCAGAACTATATGAGACAGAATGGCAGATCACTGAAGAAACGGTTGAAGGAAAACAAATTAAGACTATCCATCTGCGTAAAGTTGAGTATAACAAGGAGAACCCTTTGAAACTGTCGTATGGTAAAGGCCACGGCTTCAAGGTCGGTGTTGGTAGGACTTCTGGGGATATACCACCCGAAATAATTTTGGTAGAAACTACAGATCGCAATATTGATTATTCTACATACGGATCTAAATACCTGTTACTTCCAAAGAATAAGACTCTTGTTTACGAAGGGAGAACGTATAAGACAGATGCGGATGGAACTTGTGTCATGCGTGCTGATAAAGAACTTACAACAGCAAAGGAAGATAGTCTGGACTGTACAGCTATTTATCCTTCCCGTGTTGGTACTGTTAGTTCTGTTATTGAAGTGAACAAGGAGAATAACTTCTTTGACTTTGTAGATAAAGACATTCCTGAAGAGTTGAATTTCGAAGATTGTCTCATAGCAGGAGAAACAATGACGGTTATTTTCCAGACTGGTATGCTTACAGGCAAGGAGTTCGAAGTAAAGTATATCCATGAAGCGAAAGACAAGAAAGAGGCACGTCGATTTGAAATTGTTCCGCAGGAAATTGATGGTATTACTATGCCAGAGCCGGAAGTCTGGCGACCGAAGGTTGGTGATACATACGCAGTGTTCGGAATGCAATTGCCGAAGGCTTATATCTGTAACGATAGCACACAAACGGGTGCGAGCTGGGAAGCTTTCAAGGAAGCTGCTAAATACCTCTATGAACATGAAGATAAAGCATTCATATTTACCGGGACATTGGACGGTATTTGGGCTAAAAAACGCTGGTTGGAGATAGGCGGAAAGATTGTGCTAGGTGGATATGTAAACTTCTCTGATACACAGTTTCATCCGGAAGGTTCTCTTATCCGGATGATTGGAATCAAACGTTTTGTGAATAATCCGTATTCACCCGAAATTGAATTGTCTAACGAACCGATAGGTACGTCTGTGTCAAGTGATCTGAACAAGATAGAAACTAACGAGGTGACAGTTATTGAGAAGCATAAGGACGCTTTACAATTCACTAAACGTCGTTTCCGTGACGCAAAGGAAACGATGTCTATGCTTGAAGATGCACTGTTGAACTTCTCCGGCTCCGTCAATCCGATAACCGTTTCAACCATGCAACTGCTTGTCGGAGACGAAAGCTTGCAATTTCGTTTTGTCAATTCAAAAACGAATCCGGTTCAGGTATCTCATAATATTACTTTCAATACAAGTACAAAGATACTGAACGCTCCGGCAGGAATCCTTCAGCATTTGACACTCGGTATTAGTTCTCTTTCTTCTTCTCATAAGGCAGATGAATACAAGTACTGGGACATGGCTAACTATGATTCTCCGGTACTCATTGACCCGGACAAAAAGTATTATCTATATGCTAAAGTTGGCAAGGAGAATCAAGCCGGAACATTCCTCTTGAGTGAAACAGCTATTAAAATGGAACAGATAGCTGGATATTATCATTTACTCACCGGAGTGCTTAACAGCGAGTATGAAGGTAGTAGAAGTTTTGTTCAGCTATACGGATTTACTGAAATTCTGCCGGGCCGCGTAACAACAGAAAGAATCCTTTCTCCGGATGGTGATACATATTTCGATCTAGTAAAAAGTGAGATCGGCGGTAACATTCAAATAAAAGCAGGTTCTTCCGGATTGGAAAATCTGTCTGAATGGGAAGCTGCTCATCAGGAAATAAAGGATGCAGCTAAAGCGGCCAAGGATACTGCTGATTCAGTGGAAGGACTTCATAATTATGTAGATGGAGCCTTCGCTGACGGAATTATAGACGAAGCGGAAGCAAAAACTATTGAAAAGTATATCAATACTGTCAACAATACCAAACAAGCTATCGAAGCAACTTACAATAAACTCTACACAAATGTTTATTTATCCGGTCCTGCAAAGATTGGTTTGCTCAATGCTAAAGTTAGCTTAATGGGGAGTATTGAAAGCCTGATTAATACTATCAATGCCGCAATTTTCGACGGATTTACAACATCTGAAGAAAAGAAAGACGTGGATAATAAATTCACTCTTTTCAATTCTGCCTATGCTGATTTTAATACTGCTGTTGAAGCCGCTAATAAGGCTATACAGGACAAGCTAAAGGATTATTCGGATGAAGCACTGAAACAGGCAATGCAGGCTTTAGAGGATGCTGCGGATGCTGCTAAGGCTGCGCAGGATGCTGCAACATCAGTTGAAGGCTTGCATGACTATGTAGATGGCGCATTTGCGGATGGCATTATAGACGAGGCGGAAGCTAAAGCGATTGAGAAATACTTAAATACAGTCGGAAATACGAAATCTGCTGTTGAAGCTACATATAGCAAACTATATGTGAACGCTTATCTGGAAGGCTCTGCTAAAACAGATTTACTTAATGCCAAGGTTTCTTTGTCAGGTGCAATTGACAATCTTATTGCTGCAATAAATACAGCTATTGCAGATGGACAAACGACTATTGAGGAAAAAAAGAATGTAGATGATAAGTTTACTCTATTCAACTCTGCTTTAGCTAGTTTCAATACAGCCGTTGAAGGAGCAAACAAAGCCATACAAGACAAACTGAAAAGCTATTCAGATGAATGTACAGCTGATCTGAAAGTGCTCAATACTCAAATCTCCGCACAAGTAACTCGAGTTGACAGCCTGACGCAGCGGATAGATACTGCCGGGTGGATAACGACTTCCGACGGTAATAAGATATATGCTTCTAAAGAACTGGAAAACGGTAATACGCTTATATCTTATATCAACCAGGCGGCCGGAGAGACTACGATTCACTCATCTAAAATTAATTTGGAAGGTGCTGTTACAATCACCGCACTGCATAGTGATCTGCAGACAATGATTAACTCCAAGATTGATCGAGACGGATTGGGTAAATTGGCATTTGAGGATGCAGTTGAATATGCAAAACTTGGTACTACCATTGTTGTAGGTGGATATTTGAATACTGACTATATCCGTGTGAAACGTATTGATGCGGACGGCGCAAAGGTTGGAGGATTCACTATTGATAACGGTCGGTTAGTCTGGAAAGCGGGTGATTATTTCGGGGATATTTCCCGCAGTCTGAAATTGGGATATAGTACCACCTCGAAAGAAGGTGTAGTGCATGTTACTTTCAATCCAGCCACGGATGGTAATTTCGGTATTTCCGCTATTGGGGCTGGTTTTGGAGGAAGTGCTGCTATTTATGGTTCTACCAATCTTAAGACTCCTAAATATCCCGATAATTACATTTATGCGGGTTTCTTCGATGGCAACGTAAGGGTACTAGGAGATGTAACGGCAAATGGATTCTTTCCGAGTGATGGCAATGGGAGTTATTGGTCTGTTATTTCAGATAGCACAATTACACTTTTAGATCCTTCTACACGAGGAAAGACTTTGCATATAGTAAAAGGGTTAATCGTTGAAATAAAATAAAAATTATGAAAGTAAATCTAAACAGAAACTTACTCGACTTTAGAGGTCGGGAGTTTGTCGAATTGGTGAATGGTAAGGAAAGTAAGAAATCTCTTCGTGATTTGGTGGCAGAGGCATTATTTGCAGCAGGCTCTAATCCACAGAAGAATATGGAAACTTCCAAGAAATTACGAGCATATAAAATGCTACAACAGATTATTAACAATCGTGGAGTACTTGATATTGAAACGGAAGATGCTGCTCTATTAAAAGAAATTTGTGGAGAGTATCTTACTGCAGGTACATACGGACAAATTTATGATTTAATAGAAGGAGGAAACAAGGAATGAACATCACAGCAACTAACAGTACTGCAACAACTAAGGTTACAGACACTATCAGAGTTAAATACAGAATGTCAACCCGTGGTACCGAAGCGGTGAAAGATATTACTGCCGAGATTGTCAAAGATGAAACGACTGTCGGCTTCTTCAATATTTCTCGAAATGGAGTAACTGGATTCTCGCTACATGAGGATCATGGGCTAACCTCTGGCGAAGTGAAACAAGTATTTCAGACAGCTATTGATGATTGTAGCGAGGTATTAAAATAAAGTATTAATATTTTAGATAAAAATGATATGGATTATTTCAAAAACTTACTTATTGGATTGGTTACCGGCATAGCTGCTTATCTCAATCCTATTTCTGGGGAGATCAAAAGTCTTATTGCTGTATTTGCCCTCAATTTCATTTGCGGGCTACTTACTGCACTCCTTATCAATCATGAGAGTTTTTCTTTTAAAAAGGCTTGGAGGTGTATCGTAGAAGCAACTATTTTCTTTGCCTTGGTTAGCTGCATCTACTTTATTGGTGAACACAAAGGAAATCCGGAAGGTGCGCTACAATGTGTTTCATTTATTACGTATAGCGTTTTCTATTTCTACGGGGTGAACATTCTAAGGAATATCAAAGAAATTCTACCCAACTCTAGCAATGGCCATAAGGTAGTAGCTTTCTTGCACTATGTATTAAGTGTTGAGTTTATAAAGAATATTCCCTATTTAACGAACTATCTACAAAAAGGAGATACCAAATGATTGAAGTATTGGAGTTTATTTTTCAAGATTTTTGGCATTGGCTAGGATCTGTTATTATGATAGCTATCATTTGCAATATCAACTTGATTAAAGTTGGCCCAATAACAAATAAAAAGGAGGATAAGAATGAAAACTATTGATGCAATTATCATCCATTGTTCGGCAACACGTGCCGGACAGGATTTACGAGCCAAAGATATTGACCGGATGCACCGGGCTCGAGGATTCAATCAAATCGGTTATAACTTCATTGTTGATCTTGACGGAATAGTTGAGAATGGGCGACCGTTAGGCATTGATGGAGCACATTGTAATACCAAAGGATTTTCAAAGTCCTCGTATAATAAGCATAGTGTTGGCATCTGTTATATCGGAGGCTTGGACGCATCTGGAAAACCTGCAGATACACGTACTCCAGCTCAAAGGACAGCACTACGCGAATTGGTCGCGAAGCTCTGTAAGGAATACCCTATAATTGAAGTACTCGGACACCGTGATACTTCTCCGGATCTGGACAGCAGCGGAGAGGTAGAGCCAAAAGAATATATTAAGGCGTGCCCCTGCTTCGATGTCAGGAGTGAATTTTCTAATTTTCTTCGTAATACAGTGATCCGGCCATGAAAGCGCTAATCTATATAACCATATTCCTGATGTTGGGAATATGGTTTACCTCCTGCAAGACTTCCCGGAATATGGAAACTCAAAAGCAGGTAGACTATTCCGGTGAATTGAGTCGTATTCAAAGTATAATTGAATCACTACGGCTGGATGTGAATAAGCAGACGAAAATTACTACTGACAAATTGAGTGATCTGAAAATTGAGAATAAAACTGTTTATTTGTCGCTTCCGGATTCGACCGGAAAACAGTATCCAGTCAAAGAAAGTACTACCACCGCTTCCAAACAGGAGCAAGAACGAACAGAAGCTGATGAAATATTATCTATTGCCTTGCAACAGTTCTCTAATAGATTGGGTTCATTGGGAAACAAGATAGATGCTGTACTGAATCAAAAAGAGAAGATAACCGAAATATCTTGGTGGGATCTACATAGAGATAAGGTATATATAAGCACCATTATTATAATCATTGTCAGTTGGCTTGTATATAGAATAAGAAAGAAATAACTTTTAAACCCACAAAAAAATCAACGCATCTATTTACGAAAGCCATAGCATTTTCTTCAGCATTTGATTTGCACCATTGACTAAGGGATCCCTTCTATTTGAAAACATTATTTCATTCAAACTCTCTCTGGCGTATCTTTAAATTACACTAATCATAAAATTACATTTATACTAGAATAATCATTTCATCTCACAAAGGAATATATAAAAATGAGCAGATTGAAGTATTTATCATTAATTCTCATTTATAAAATGTAATGAATTATCTCACTATT